TGGAGCATTATCCATATTAAACTTAGTCATTCCATGTAAAGCTCCGTTAGAACCTTTACCAACTACAACGCCAGATATATCGTAAGAGTCACAACCAAAGGATCCGAGATGCTCATTGCCAGGATACTTCTTTCCGTTTCTAACTTCTACTCTATTCCTCATGCCAGCTTCAGGTATCCATGTAACCAAAAACCTTCCATTCTTATTAGGGTGCCATACAACCTTACTGTCTTTTATCCCATCCTTCCAAGCAAATGAACCCTGAGTTACTTGGTGCTTTAAATTAATGGAATCATTATAATCTATTTGTTGGTATATTTTAGTTAGATTAAATATTGATTGCTTGCTTTCGTCTCTAAAAGCGTGGGACTCCGTTCTTGGAAACTGTCTGTAAAATTCATTAAGAGCATCAGCATCTTGAGCTAAAGAATCTACTTCATTCTCCCAATAGTCTATAGCGCCCATACTAATATCTTCTCCATCAATACCTATTATTGGTTCTTTAGGAGTTCTTAGCACTGGCATCCCATACATATCAATATAACCTTCAAAGTTCCACTCCATAGGAATAAACAAACAATACAGTCCACTTTTAGTTTGACCGTTTGAGTTTCTTTTAGATGGTAAAGAGTCTTCGTAAAGCTTTTTAAAATTACTACCACCTTTGTCTAATGCATTTGATGTTGAACCCATCATACACTTTCCTATAACTTTACTACCTAATCTTAGACATGTCTTAGTTACACGCCAGTTGTTTAGAATGTTATCAGGCTTCTCCCACTTACCACTCTCATCGTGTAAAAGTAATTGTAGCTTCTCACCATCATAGCTATTATCCCCAGTATTCTTCCAATCAATAGTAGTATCTAATCCTTCAAGTTCATTGTCCTCTATCTCATACATGTTCTTTTTTGTAATCTTAGAAGCAGGAACACGATATGCTAATTCTGTCTTTGGCTTATCCATACCATCTTGTATGGGCTTGAAGAAGAATGGGTAGTTGTTAGATATAGGAACAACCTTGTCGGTAAACATTTTCTTAGCATCCGAACCAGTCTTAGATAGTATTCCTATACGAGCATCCTTGGTTATGGTGGCTGCGTTAACTCCTTCTGAAGAACTCATAAAAGAAAATCCAGAACGTCTAATCTTTAGGTAGCACATTCCAAAGCTTCTCTTGTCTGCCTTACACGCTTCCCAAAATATATAGAATATTCTGTTTGCTTCACGAAAGTCTGGTAGACCAACATCAATCTTAGTCCATTGCAAATACATATAGTGAGTTCCAGTAATGTATGTAGGATTTCCATTATTCATAAACCAGAAACCTTCTTCTCTTCTATCAAACTCTGACTCTATATAGTCTACCCATTTGCTTTTGAATTGGTCAGGAACCTCATGCCACTGAAATATAGACTTAATACGAGACAGCTCTTTGGGATAGTCAGAAGCTTCCCAGTATTGTTCCTTCTTTGTTGAGCTTCTTTTATAAACATCCTTTGGAGGTTTAGGTAAAGCAATCTTTAAACCATTAACATCTATTATATCGCCAATCTCTCCAGTCTTAGATATTACAACAATATCATACTTTGGGTCGTAACCATACTTCCATGACCTGGCTCTATTCTTGTTGGTTACAACAGACTTAGATACAATACCCTTTAGCGTAGTATATAATTTATTTTGATCTTGACTCTGCAAATCCCTTTGGCTTACTTGATTTAGATTCAACAACTCCACCTTCTAATAAGGCCTTCTCTTCTTCTATTCTTTTTAATATTTCAAAAGCATCCATAATACAAAGCTTCTTAGTGGCTGCAGCATTCTTTAATCTGTCGGCAGCTAACTCATCATCCTTGTCGAACTTAATAATATCTTCCTTAGCCACCTTAACTAATTGCTTAACAGCTTTTTCTCCAGCATCTATAATGCTTAACTTTAATTCTTTACTACTCATACTTATAAAACATTACAAAAACATTTCTACCTTCTTTCCATGAAACATTAGGATACTTACTATGAAAGTAGCTGGATGGATAAGAAACTAATCTATTCTCTTCGTACCCAACAACAGTGCTCAATCTCCATCTATCTGTATCCTCAGCATCTACATCTATCATACGGTCATAATCCTCATCTGTTATATCTTTAGGGATTTCTCTTCCGTAAACATCATGCTCCCATAAAGCTGTTCCGTGTAAATCTTCTTTCTCTCTGGGTGACATATAAAGAACTAAAGCTCTATCAGGCTTCTCTCCATTTATGTTTAAATCAGAGTGTATTCTCCATGTTGTATCTAAGTCATCATTAGATGTCCTGAAGAAACTTAATATATTGTATAACTTTTTTCCTTCAATCTTAGACAAGGCATGCAATACATATTCATCAAAGTCAGGCAAAGATTCTTTTATATGAAAGTCTTTTCCTCCAGAAATAACTTCATTAAACTCTCCACTATTTAAGTATTCTTGCAGAATATTAAACAATCCTTTAGGAACAAAATCATCTACAATATATATCATAATAGCATAGTAATATTATTAGTAAACATTCTATAAAGCTTTTCATCCTCAACCGTAAACTCATACTCGCTGTCTGGCTGGAATCCTATTTGATCTCCAACCTTTAAACCTTTATCTATAAGCTCTTGGTTTATATACTTTATCGTTCCAACCAAAGGCTCTTCCTTAACTCCTGTAAATAAAAAAAACTCTTCTTTATTTTCAACTGGTTTTACAAAGCAATACTTTCCGTGAGCGTGCCATTGTTTTCCGTCATTAAATAAAAAGAATTGATCAGGGTCTATAAAGAATAAATCTTCTTTAAAATAACTCTTACCGCTCTTTTGTATTCCATACATATTGTAAAAAAACTTGAACACATTGTGGTGAACAAGTAGAGTGTCCCCTTTTTTAATAGGACCCTTATAAGCTAATGGAGTAGAAACAACCTCTGCAAATCTATTAGATACAGTGTGGTCTTCCTGTGAAGAACTAATAATAAACTCCACATCTCCTATGTCTTTAGTGTTATCATATCGCTTTCCCTTCATGGGTCTAACGATAAACTGATATGGTGACCTCATTAAAAATTAATATTAAATTCAACTGAAATTGGAAGAGTAAACAAAAACTCTTTCCACAAATATACAGCGTCATCCTTTACAATCCAAATCTTATATGATGTCTCCTTTGCTTGAATAAGATGTATCTTGTAGTTTCCACCAAGAACATCTTGCCCAACTATGTAGTGCATAGCGCTATCTTTGTAGTCAGCGCCAATTGATATTTTTCTAATATCCATTTGATTTTATTTTTCATCAACAACTATACAGCTATTCATAATTTCTGTAATTTCCTTTACAGTGTCTAAGTGACTTATGGGTAGCGTTTGTAGTAGTTTATTGATTTTATTAATTACTTCTTCAGTTAATTTAATTTCCATTTTATTATGCTAATAATATTCTTTCAAGCGTTCCATTTATAAATACCTCCCAGTACTTCCCTTGCGATACTGATGATGTTACAACATTTCCAGATGGGATGGCTGATGAACCAATGTGTATCGTGTTGGGTCCACTGGTATTCTGAGCGCCTTTACCTATAACTATAGATCCCTCGTAATTTGTATAAGCATTAGCTCCTATAACAATTGAGTTTGAATGCTGAGTTCCGCTCGTTCCATTTTGCACGTCATAACCTATAAGAACCGAGCTCTGAACTTGAGTTGTATATCCAACGTCTGAAGCTGCGTCCTCACCAATAATAACAGATCCTAAGTGGTTAGTATTGTATCTTGCTGCATTAGTACCAATAACAGTAGCGGATTGATTTCCTCCTGAATAACCTGCATGAGAGCCGATTAGAACTGTAGCGCTTTTTTGTCCAGACCCAGAATTTTTTCCTGCTTGATAACCTATGATAACACTCGCCTCTCCTCCTGATGAGTTTAAGTTTTGACCAGCTAAAGCTCCGATAATAACATCTCCTGATGTCAATCCGTTATTAGCATTTTCTCCGACACCAAATCCCATAAGAACGGTTGAGGCTTCGTCAGTCATTGTGTTGCCTATTCGAGCTCCTACAATTGTATTAGACTCAAAATCTCCTGCAGCAGAAGTTGGGTCTGCCAGGGTTAATCCATCTGAAGTAACTATAATGTTATATCTTCCAAAGGCATTTTGATTTAATTTATTATCTAAAGTGTTAACACCAAAAGAAGGAGTTGATGTATATCCGCCACCTGCGTTAAGCTTGAATCCGTTCAATCCTGCACCTGCTGAAATTGCATAACCAAGAGTGTCAACTGTATTTTCAAATCCTATAGATTTACCTTGATTTCCATTATCTACAATTCTACTATCACCAACAGATGTTCCTGCTGGATTATCAAACTTAGCTATAAAATTCTGCGTTCCTGATATTGGAAAGCTACCAAGGTTTATAGTAAGATAATAAACTCCTCCAACCTGTGAAATAGCCGTGCTTATTCCTGTTCCTCCAAGTATTTGAAGATCGTTATTTGTTGGGTCTATTGTTGCGGAACTCACATCAGCAGCTAAATTCCATGATGCTAACCCTGTCCCAGATCCTGTGTAATCAATTGTAAACATTCCAGCGTCCGTACCATCTGGAGTGACAGTTATATCTGTTCCTCCAACAAGGCTTGTAACACCAGTGTTTTCTATAGTAATTGCTCCAGTGTTGGCACTTAAATTCAATCCATTACCAGTAGATGTTAAGGAAGTAACACCAGTGTTTGTAATGGTTGCTGATTTAGTTCCAGCTAAATTACTTAAAACAACATCAATTCCAGCTCCGTTATTAAGGTTAAGAGTGTTCCCATCATTCATACCAAACTGAGATGTTCCTGATCCGTCAGAGGCAATAATAAAATTACTCATTGATCCAGTTGGCCCAGTGTAAGCTATTGTTACATCTCCAGTATAATTACCAGCACCTTGGTCAGATCCAGTAGTGATTTCTAAGTTAGCTCCTGCTGTTAAGGTATTCACCTGATTTCCTGCAAGTGTCGGTACAGCCCATGTATTATCCCCTCTCACGAATGTAGTAGCGTCTGCAGTTCCAGTAGCTGACAAGTCAGCTGTTACCGTAACGCTTCCTGAAGTAGAGGAGGTAGG